AAAGCACATATTCATCTCCATCCTGGGGAAAGAGCACATCACCGGGAAGCGGTCTGCCATAGTCCTCATTCCTGACTATCTCCCAAAGCTGTGCCTCAGGGTTCCATCCGCCATCCTCCAATTTCTCCGGCTTTCCCTCAGGATTGAACTTCACGGCGAACTCCAAACCGTTGAGAAGCCCGGACGCGAAACGTATCCTCAGCTCCTGACCGGGGAGGATATATTTCTCGGAAAAGTTAACACCCGTGTCCCTAAAGCGGTAGGCATTCCATTTTTCCTCGGTGGTTGTCCCGTCCTCATTCTCCACCTTGTCCGGCACTTCGATAGTGGTGACATCCGACATGATGCCCGTTCTTCGGGGATAGACTTCATCGAAGATAACCACCTGCTCGACGGCTTCCTCGGTGGTCATATCAGGATAAGCGTCAATGTAAGGAGTGCCTTCGGGCAACATTAAGCGTTTTTGCACCACGCCGTTCACAACCACGGTCTCGTCAACCGGACGGTAGTCAGATGGGATATTCTTTGTTGAACCAAAAGCGTAGATACGGGTGGCATAAGTGGACCGGGATTCTGACTGTGACATTTCCTGCACGTTTTTCCCGATTTCGAAATCCACCGCATCGCCGGACTCACAACGTCCGAAATGGATGATGTTTTCAGTCACCCAACATTCGCAATCCCATTTCTTCGCCATCTCAAAACAAGCGTCAAGGATGTTGATGTTATCGTAACTCATCAACTGGGACTTGTTTTCGACTGTGGAATCAATGGAGAAAACAAAATCCTGTCCTTTGTATGTGTAACCAAGAGCTTTCAAATTTCTAAGGACTATACCGGCTTGTACGTCAAGCGGGGCGGTCAGGTTCCAGGACGCTTCCTGTCCGGCCGTCTCCGGGGTATATTTGAAGATTTTGTTTTTCCATTTCCAGTAGTAGGCGTCAAGCTGAAGCTCATAGTCGTATGCCCCGGTTTTACGGTTGTACTTGGGTTTGTACAGATCGCATAGTTCGAACCGTCCGAAACGTGTGTCCTCCGTCCAGTCGCCCAGTTTGAAAAAGACAGGAGATTTCAGGGAGAACTTCAAAAGTATAAAGTCCTCCTTCATCAGAGTGAACTTACGTTTGCTGCCTTTTCTGACAACATCCTGTTAACATGGTGTACCAGCTGAATTTCTGATCTCAATTTTCATACAATATCTTTCCTGTCGCCCGGATTGGGTTCTTTGAGTTTGACCATAAACTTACCCCGGCATTTTCCGTAACTTCCATACTTGCCGCAAGACAGATAGTACAGATTGTAAATCTTTCCCAGTGCCGGGATTTTCAGTGCAATTTTACCCTTTACCAGTTCGGATACAAAGGACGAATATTTATCCAGATAGTCACTTTGCGAGTTTCCCGTAATAAAAAAAGGCAGGGTGAGCTCCCTAGAATCCATCTTGCAGATCTCGGGCGATGAAGTAATCTGTATGCCATGTTCCAACCTGCTGTCATTTTCGATATAGTCCTTCACAGGAGGGGGTGTCAGTATAGCCTCCAAAGCTCCGTCCATCAATTCCGCACCCCATGTACTCCAGATATTCCTGCCATTAATAAAAGCATTCCTCTCCATAATCACATTCCTTTTGTGTTTTTTTCTATCTCGGCAAGAGTGTCGTCCATGCCGCTCAATATGCCGGTATATTTTTCAATTTTCTCCAAATGATCGTTGCATTCATGCAATACATCGCGCATTTCCGTGACACACACCGAATGAGCAGCAAGTTCCTTTGCCATATTCAATGCTGCCGTGGAAATAATAAGCATATTCGCATTCATTTCCGTTCCTTTGGTTTCCAAACGTACATTAGACTCATACATGGCTGTCAGCCGTCCGCTGATCTCCTCACCTGTTTCCTGGCTCATGGTGGTGGAATATCCTTTGGAAGAGGATTGGGAATAAGAGTTTCCGGATGCGTCCCATCCGAAGATATCCGCCAGACTGTCTCTCTCGGCCAGCACTGCTTCAGACAACTGTTCCTGCATCTCACGCAATGCATCAACCTCATCTTTCGTATAACCATCCTCACCATATTCTGCCCAGGTTTCATATAGTTTTCTGACCTGTTCCTTGTACTTGTCGGCCATCATGGCTCTGATAATGGATTTGCGGAGCTGTTCCTCCAGATTCTCGGCCAGTTCTTCATTCCCGTTCTCCAGATCGGATATCATCTCCCAGTAAGAATCCTCAAAGCTGTCAAAGGATATACCGGTAACCTGTTCCTTCACCGCCTCCAGTATTTCCTTTTCCGTTTCGCCATATTTGATGATATTTTCCAGATGGTTTCTGAACTCTCCGTCCATAACAGACCAGAGGCCGGCATAATTCTCCCTGATGGACTGCAAGACTTCCGGGGACATATTGATCATATCTTTCATCTCATTGAACGTCACACCGTACTCCCTGGATATCTCCCCGGCGACATCACGCCAGTTCTGTCCTTCCCATTTGTAGGAGCCTTTCCACATCCTGTAGCCCTGGCTGTGACTTCCGATACTGCTGCCGGCACTCAGACGTGCCTCGGCAAGTTTCTTTTGTACATCCAGCTCGTTTTTTGCAATATTCAGAGCTTCCTCTCCGGCTTTGGATGCTTCTGCACCGTAACTTTCATTTATATATGCCTTTTTTTTGTCAAGCAGCTCGTCCCAGATATCCAGTAGATTATCATACTGCGCCACCATCTCATTATAACCGGAATAATCAGCGCCATGGAAAATACCACCGGCCCCCTTGATTCCAAAGATGGAACCCACCGTATCGAAAATTCCTCCTACGGCATCACTCACGCTTCCCAGTATATTCCCCACGAACTTGTCAAGCCCCTGCTTACCGATCTGGTCAAGTATGGCTAGGATGGCGGCAATGATTCCACCTATCTTCGACCCGGATTCCGAGAGCACATCAACCAATGACCCGACACTGTCCCCGAATGAGGAAAGACTTACATCCGCCTCCCCGAGCTGCGCAATGGCATTGGTGACTCCGGTTATATTGTCTATAGCCTTTTTTGATGACTTGTCCACATTCGTTTTCGCATTCGTGACATTCTGGTCAGCGGTATTAAGCTTTTCTTTCGCCGCCTCCTGTTCGGCACGTGTCCCGCTTTCCAAAGACGCATTATATTCATCCTGAGCCTTATCCAGCTCCTCCTGGGCTTTCCTCAGGTTGTCCAACTGGTCAGGAAGATCTCCAAGCAGTCCGCCCTTGTCAATGATCGCGGACTGTATCCCGTCCAAAGCTTCATCAATAACCTTTTTCTGCTCTACAGTCATATTCTTATATTCATCGGATTCACGGAACAGTTTCAACTGAGTCCTGACCTTGTCAAGCTCTTTTTTAGACACCTTGCTTAAATCCCCGAATATCATCTCCCAATTGATCTCCTGCTTCAACTTGTCAACATCCAGGGCCGACAGAGCTTCCTCAAACTCCTTTTGCAGAAATGCGATCCTGCCTGCATCAGACTCACTATCCATCAATGCCCTGTATTTACGTGTCAACGCCTCCTTTTTTCCCTGGAAAGTACCGTATTTGATCAGGTATTCGTCCCATGAACTTTCCTGCTCACGCAACCCCTCTTTCCTCTGACGTCTGGTGGTGTTGCTGATGATTGTGTCAAATGTCGACGTATCCACGGACACCGAGGACGAATCAAAGGATTTTTTCACATAACGCTTGTCCTTCTTCGCTTTCAGCTCCTCCTCGGCCTCGAACTTTTCTTTCTCAAACCGGATTACAGCCTGGATATAGTCCTCTTTCTGCCGCCGCAGAAGCGATATCTCTCTGCGGTTGTCAAGTTCCCGTTGTGCCAGTTCCTTTTCAGCCCCGGCCTCCATAGCATCTATGCGGGTCTGGGCTATCCGGAATTCCAGTTCCTCCTCCTGACGCTGACGCTCCTGCAAATGTTTCTTCTGCAAGTCCTCCAGTTTCACACTCTGCGCATTAACCGCATTGGCTTTCTGAGGATCCACCTGGATATCCGTCTTGCCGGAAAGAATGGTGCGGGCCATGTCCCTGTACTCGCTGCCCGCATTCTTTTCGTCTGCAAGCCATGTTTCCAGCTGTTTCTTGTTCATCTTGATGAACTCATCCCGCATCTTGATCCTCTTCTCGTTGTCCTCCAGGGACTTCTCCAGACTCTCACCCCGCAGTTCCCGGATTCGGAGCTCAGCACCCTTGATCATGTCGCCATACTTCCTGACATCATCATCAATACGTGCCAGTGTGCCCGGAGTATTATCGAACCAGGAGGTGGAATATCCGGTATTGCTCATGGAAGAAGTCACATACACCCCTCCGGCCTGCTGCGCCTTCAGCGCGTTCTGGTATTTCTTCCTGTATTCCTCCAGATTATTCTCCTCTTCCTTGATGGCTTCCCGGTTCATATATCCCAACAGTACCTTCTGTTGCCGCACGAACTCCCTGGCTTTGCCGCTGGAAATATCCAGTGCCTGTCCGTATTCCCCCACTTTGGTTATCACTCCGGGAATATTGTCCGTGATTTTGGTGATGATGGAATTAAGTTCGGCCTGCTCGTCCGAGGATAGTCTGGTCTTGGTCTTCAGCTCATCATACCGGTCCAGCAACGGCATATACTCGGAATAAAGGCTTATAACCCGTTCCTTCTGTTCATAAAACTTTTCATTGGCGGTGGATACTGTTGTATTGACAGTTTCAGCCATTCTGTTTTTCAGGCTGATCCATAAATCTCCAAGCCAGGACAACCGTTTTCCTAGTTTCAATTTGGCATTTTCCAGCCTTGCATCAGCCTGAGCTGTAGATACTAATTGAAAAGT